AACAGATGCATTTGTATGTGTAGTATTTACCGACATAAATTTTTGATAAACATCCCCATCTTGATCATAAACAGTGACAGCGGGTAAGTTATCAAGATTTGTAGGAACTCCCCCGGCATTTACATATAAACAAATTCTATTGGTTTTACCCATATAAAATTCTTCTCTATCGTCAATAACAGTATCTACATAAGTGGTTTCAATAAAAGGTTCAAAAAAAGTATTAGTATTGTCATTAAAAAACCCAACATATCTTTTTTCATCAGTTAATATCGTTTCAAATCTACTATCAAAGGCAATTCCCATACCATAATTTCTAACACCAGTTAAAAATTCTGCTGGGTTTCTACAACCTCTTGATTCATTTGGGGCCACTTGAGGGTTTGAACCATAACATCCTTGAACAGAATCTGTAACCAATCCACCTGTTGGTGTTGTTGATCCATTTAATGCAGTTGTTGTTCCTGTTAACATATCATTTATAACAGTTGTAATGTCCATATCTAAGTCTTCATTACCTCTACTAAAATGTTGGGTTGCGACCATTGTAGTCGCTGTTGTATTTGTACCAGCAGTGTAAGGATAAAGAGCGTAACGCGAATAATTACCTGAAGTTAGTGCGGTACTACCAGTGTAGATTCCACAGGTGGATAGAGGAACTTCATAAGTACCACCAGTCCAAACCCAACCGGTTTGTCTATAACACCAATTACTTACTCCTTCGTTATTGAATTTTGTGCCCGCATCCCATTGTTGTCCTAGTTTGAAGGAAATTAAGTCAAAAGAATTTGCTCTGGTAGAAGAGTTAAATATTGTATTTTTTCCAAGTAATTCTTCACTATTAAAAATCGTATTGGTCATTTTTAATTTGTGTACTGCTTTTTTAGCCAGTCCACTAGTGGCAGAAAAACCACTTAAAGTAATTGTTTTATCCTCTATTCGACTTACTAAACCACTTAAATCAAACTTAAATATAAATTTACTATAATTTGTGTTTAGAACTGTTGTACCGGTACCGGCACCATAAAACAATTCTGCGACCGGATTTAGTGCGTGATTAGACATCGCCTCAGTCGAACCAGTAGAAAATCCTTTTACTACAGTATTGCTTTCTGTGAAATAAGTTCTATATATTGACATACTTTCTTTTAATATAAATACTTAGTTCCCGTAAATAGTTTTACTAAGCATCTTTAATAACCCACCGTTTTTATATTTTAATAGTTCATCTTTTTTTGCTTTAATTCCAGTACCACCAAGACTAGTATCATTATCGGCTGGGTGACCATTCCAAGGATGACTATGATTTTCTACATATTGTAGTAATAAATCTAAAAATTTAATTAATTCATCCCCAAAAACATAAGGATGTAATCGTGAATTTGCGTCTATATCATTTTTATTAACAGCATGTCCTGTTGCGGTTAGGTAAGTTTGTAATTCTTTAGCCCCATCTTCTGCAGATAAACCTTTATTTAGTAATTGATCGACAGATATAGATGGAGTGCCTTTATAAGTTATTAAATTTATACGATGACCCATAATATTTGTATAACTTTGATTTCTACCATTATACTTTAATTGTATCCATGCGGGTCCTTTTTTATTAAATTCTATATTTGATGATGTTTTGTGTTTACCCGCCCTTAAATCTATAGTGGCTTTAGATAAAATAATATCAGCATTTTCTCTTCCTTGTATAGAAACGTCCTGAGGACTTGGATAAACGTATTTTGCACTAGGAATTATTCTAGGATTTACTCCCGGTTTATCTATACCTACACTACTTGTTGAACCTAATGCAATTCTTTTTGCTTGATATTCTAAATTAACATCTTGAGCCAACATCGGACCAATATACATTCTATTTTTAGTACCTGATTTTGTTGATTGTGCAAATACTATAACACCTTCTCCTACTTTTGGTACAACATTATAGAATCTAGGTAATAGTGGATACGACCAAGTTTCCTCTCCTTTTGGAATGTCGCCGTCAAGATGCTCAACTCGAACCTTAATTCTACCAGCTTCAGTTGGATCGGTGCTTTGTATTACTAGACCATAGTGAAATGTAAAATCAGCTGGAGTATCAGTATTTTTATAATTTTGATTATATATGTTAGATGGCATTATTTAATTATATTTCTATTTCTTAATTCTTTAAGAACATCTTTATAGTCCGACTCAACTTTATCTAAATCAGATAAAAGAGAAACAGTTTTATTTTTAATATCTATATGTTCTTTTTTTAATGTTTCCATTAAATTAAGAAGACTTTTATTATTTCTATTTTTTACATCCATAATCTATAAAGGTATTCCCCATCCGAAACCTGGAGCGGTACTTGCCCCGTATCCCACTAAAGGCCCTCCACTATTTGCCCCTTGGACAACTACAGAAGTACCTGGAGGTGTGGCGATATTTATTCTCATATTTCTTGTCACCTCTCCCATTATTTCCTCAATTCTAATAACTTCCATTTTTTCAGTAATTGAGTCTTCCCCATTGTCTCTAGGACCAACTCGTGCACCAGCTTCACTTTGTCTAGCTATAATATTGGCCGCGACTCTTTTTGGACTTAATCCAGTTCTTTGTTCCCCTGCTAACGCCACGGGAGGTGGGAGTGGTGGTGATGGAATTGACCCCACATCCGCTAATTTAAGTAGACCTTCGATAACACTAAGTGCTACCCCAAAATTAATACCCTCTTCTTCGTTACTCCCTTGTCTACCATAATCTGTAGGAGTTAATCCCATTTCTGAAGGGGTGTATGTCATTCCACATCCTGCCATTAAAAAATTCTTTTAGTTCTTTGTGCAATCTTTAACTTACCTTTAGCAAAAGTTGCTTTTATTGCTTGGGTCCACATCCTTAATTTTTCTTTTAATATATCTGCGGCAATTCGTAACATAAAGTTTCTAATTGCTCTACCCACGTTTTCAAATAATAATTTTAATATTATTTCATATAGTAATTTTACTATTTCTCTAATAGATCCCCTAAGTTCGCCAAAAATTTCTAATCTTTCGGGACCTAAATTTATTTTTTTAGGTTGACCATAACCTTGGTCATCTAATTCGCTATCATCGACTAAAGCGTATGCCACCAACAGTATCATTACTAAGGTTTGAGGTGTTAGTGTTTGTCTTAAGAACATATTTTTTAATTGGTCTATAAGACTACTCATTATATCATCTCTTATTGCCTCAGGCGATGCGTTACCTGTTTGAAGTTGGGAATTGGTCAGCATCATATACACCATATCATTAAGAAATGTTTGGGCGTTGGCCATTCTTTGTTGATTGGTGATATATAGTTGACTTTGGTTGGCACTAAAATTACTAATAACTTCAGTAGCTTTTGTTAAGTTAACTTCATTTGTTACGGTACCACAGTTCAAATCCCATGACACAGTTCCATTCTTTCTTTCTTCAGCTTTTTGTCTAAATAATATTAACTCTTCTCTAGAGAACTTAAAAAAACGGGACTCTTCATCAACAATTTCACCACAATCAGCACCCGCCATACGAGTGGCTATGGCATCCATTTGAAGTTGAGCCGCGATAGCATCAACCGATAAATCAGCTTGTTTATCAAATATACCTGTTAAGAAGTTCATAATCATTGTAGTCAATATCTCTGCGTCAAGAATAATTAAACTATCAAAATAATCATCAATAAAGTTTTCAACTGTTTTATTGGTATAGTCTACACCCAATTCAAAAATAAATCCACCTCCAGTATAAGTTACAGTTAAAAGTTGTTGAGGGGCTCCACCCATGGCGGTCGTATCAATCGAAAAGTTAGAATTTAAGTTTTCGACAGCTTCCATAATTTTTCTATTAAAACTATCTACTTTTCCTAACATTCCATCGGCAAAATCTCCAGCCGAACCACCCATTCCTTGGGCCATCTTTAACATATCAAACATATCAAGATTAACCAATTCAATTTCTAAACCTCCCCCTCCTAACCATGAAGGAAACCCAGAATTAAGAACAGCTTCTCCACATTTCGCTTTTAATTGGTCTCTTAGGGTATCTCTAATACTTTTATCAATCTCTTCGATTTGAGAACCTATAAGGTTGGTTAACATTTGTTCAAGTCTCTGACCTCCAATTAATAATGAAATTAGGTCCATTAAAAATGGAATGAGGTCTTTTTGTCTATCTCTACCTAAAGGATCCTTAAACCCAGGACCAAATTCGGAAGCTAAATCAAAAGCGTCAGAATTTAGGATAATTTTTATTATCCCTAATGTTCTTTTAAGTTCACTTTTTTTATCGTTGAGTCCCATAGGTGATATTGTTTACACATCGTATATCACTCCACTATCATTATCTTTTTCAGACTCTTTTATCATTTTCTCTATAAGTTCTTTATCCTCGTCGGTTAATTGAGGAGTTGAGGTTTCTGAAACGTTGTCATTTTTAACTAAACTTATTTGGAGTTTAACTATATCTAATTTTTTGGCAATGGAGGAATCGATAATTCTTAGTAATTCGTTATTTATTTTACCAACTTGTTGAATGTCTGTGTTGTCGTGAACATCTCTTAGTTGTTTATTAAGTACTTGTATAGCTTTTGATCTATTTTCACAAGTTTCATTATAACTTTCTTGTAATATCTGTTCTATACTATTTTTTTCTAATTTTACTGACTTTCTTTTAGGTCTTGGCATAATAATCTTTTATTATAAATATTGTTCACTAAACTTATCCTTAATACTTTTATATATCTTTTTATATCTTCTCATAGCATTACGTATTTCTTTAGTGGTTAAAGAAGTCATTTCTCTAATATTATGTAAGACTAAATTCTTATTAAATTTATTATTTCCAGCGGCATCACTAAAAATAATTTCCCAGTTCTCAAACATATAGATTAAAGACTCACCAACAGATCTTTCATTATCTGTTAATTTTTCATTAGTTAATTCCTCATTTATTTCTTGAATTATTTCGGCCATTAACTTTTGTAGTCTACTTTCACGTTCTAAATGTTCCTCTTTTTGGTAAACTAGTAAATCAGGTCTGTCTTCTAAATCAGAGGCGTAATCTTCATAAGAAACTTGAGTTCTTGTTTTTTTATTATCTTTAATTAGTTGACCTAATAGATAATTTTTACAAATAGTCCCAAAATAAGAGTAGGCTTTTTTATTTTTTTCTGGTTTGAACTTATCACATTTTGTAATTAAGAACCCTAGTGTATCATAATGCATATTAATAAAGGTCATATCATCTCGATATAGTTTATATTTTCTTATAATACTCTCCACCATTTTATTTAATGGTGCCCTTAAATACTGGTTATAGACTTTATTTTTTTCCTCATAAGTTGACGCACTTAGAAACTTTATTACCGCGGCTTCTTGTTCGGGACCAAAATACTGTTTTTTAGAAGTTCTGGGCATTTTACAATTCCTTTATCTCGATTTCCCTATCTTCAGTGAAGAAATATTCTTTCTTAGCCGTTTCTAACCAGAAAGATCCTTGATCGGAAGGTATAATAAAATCAGGGTGATTTTTGTAATTATAAAATAATCCACCTTCTCTCATATTAAGATGTTTGTAACCTATTTTTGGTATTGTCATCATTCGTGCATCCATGAATACTGATCTTAATAAGAACTCATATATAAATGTTAATTTAATATTTTTCTTAAAACCACCAATTTCTAAAAAGAACTCAGTGTTTATCACCATACCGTCTATATTAAAATTAGGGTAATTAAGAAGTGCATCTAGATTAAGATATCCGATTTCTTCTGAAAAGTTCATTGCCCAAACAGGTTCATTGGTCCACCCAATGAAGGTATTATCTTTATCGACATTAGTTATTAAAGGTAAAAATACATTAACATCTTCATAATGTTTTGTGTAATCTTTAACATTTTTTAACCATATTTTTGATAATTCGTCATCTAACTCTAAAAGACAAAAATATTGGGTATCACAAGCTTCTGCTGCCACATTCATTTGTGTGGCAAAATCGGTTTCACCAGAATTCTCCACAAATTTATAGTTAAGTTCACCAAAATCTAAAGAACTTATCTCTTTTTTAATTTTTTTAGGTCCAACTACCATTAATTCTTCGGGTTTAACTTGTTGGTCTTCTACACTTTTAATTGCTATTTTTAATAGGTCTAATTCACCCTCATCAATTTTATGTACTGGTATAATTACTGTTATATCTCTCATTTTTTTAATTTTTATAATTTATTCTGTTATTCTTCCATGTGCACCACCAAATGGGTTTACACCTACTACAGATTGTTCCGGTGGTAACGAGTCTTTAGATTTACTTTTTTCAGGATTTGATATCCACTCTTCTCTTCTTTTAGCTTCCTTAGTTAAAACTTCAGTCAACTCATCAATCCTTTCCTTAAATAAATCATTATAGAAATTAACAACATCAGTGGTTTCATTTTCTAAAGTATACTTAGTTACAGTCTCATCCATTTTTTCATAAAGTTTTTCAGGTACACTATCCTCCAACCAATTTTTCATAACACCAGCCGCTGTGTCAACCATAGTTAATTTATTATTAGTCCAAATACCATTATCCTCTGTTAACCATTCAGGTGTTAGTGTTGGTACAAGTCCTACAACAGGAACTCCACATTTCATAGATTCAAGTGGAAAAGTTCCAAAACCAGCAATTGGATCTATCCATACAGATAATGCACATTCTTTTAATGCTTGTGCAAATTCTCGTTTTGGCATCCCTCTTAGGTCTCTAAAAGTTATCCATTTTAAGAATGGATGTTTTAGATAAAAAGATTTTATAAAGTTCGAGGTGTCTCTAGCATCTCTACAGTGGATAGCAATAAATGGACTTTGTGGTTCTTTTCTTTTGTTAAAGTATTCTGGGAGACCTAAACTAATTTTTGTGGTTTCCACAGTCGGGAATAAACTATTAACATATTTTTTTTGCGATTCTGTTGTGGTAATAGCCTTTCTAACACCATATTGACCCCAACCATCACCTGGACGTAGTAATTCTAATATATAATCATAAGCTTGTACAAAAATTATTTTTTCACAATTAGCCTCTTTAAGTTGTTCTAAAATACCCCCATATACTTCTGGTAATATGATAAAATCTTGAGGACCAATTGACGCTGAGTTATCTTCACTAGATGCGTGAGGTAAATCTTCAAATCCTTCACCCAACCATGAATCAGGTTTAGTGTAGTCATTTTTTTCATGTAATATAACTGGGTTATATCCAGCCTCTTTTAGTATTTTAGCATGTTCATAAATTGTGGCAACTGATGCCATTGGTGTTCCTTTTGAGTCCATGCAAAAGAAAAACACTTTATTTGTTTTTTCTTCTAATGTGGTAATAGCGTCCTTAACTTTTTTTAATACTCCACTAGTACCAATGTTAATGTCGTCTTTATTAATTTTTTCGTCCATTTTAATCTATTTCTTTATATTCTACCGTTTTGGTATTTATTATCTTTTCAAGGTATCCCTCCTTAAAAATTTCTGAGGTGTTTTTTACAGAGTAATCACCCCTATCCTCTTTATTATATTCTCTCTCAACTTTAATTGATATTTTGTTGTCCGGTTTTGTATTGAGAACTTCCGGAAATGTAGTTACCAATAAATCACACTCATCCCACATTTCTTTATAACTTGGTATTACTTTTATATTTTTACACATAGAACCAGTTTTAGATAAGAAAAATAAAGTAGATGGTATCGCTCTTCCACATTCTCTAGTTAAAAGTACAACTTCATGTTCCTCTCCACATTTCTTAATGAATTCATTTAGTTTCATTACAATGTGTTCCTCAATTTCATTAGCATATCCAAAAATTTCTAAAGAACAATCTTCATAGAAAAATTGGGATAGTGTGCTGGTTGCAGTTTCCCCAGAAACACTAAAATCAAAATATTTTTCTAAATCGTAATCAGATATATTCTTAACATCAACATCTCCTTTATAATATTTTGTGTGAGTTGATATTAATTTATTAAGTAAGTTTCTTAATACACCATCTATGTTTATACCTATAATCATATTATTGAATAATATCTTTATTATTACTAAAGTAAAGTTAATTACATTCCATTTAATAACTCAAAAACTTCGTCTATTGCTTCGTGACGATGATTATCAGTTAATAATGATTTATAAACAAACTTTGACGAAGATATTTTTGGTACTTCGTGAATCGCCG